ACCCAAACGAATGGGTTCAAAAATACCGTCAAGAATGTCACCGCTCATAACACCCTTGCGTAGAGGAAGTTCCAATGCTTTCGCTAGCTCACGAGTTGCTGCCAGAGACTCCTCTCGATTCATCGAGCCAGCTCTAGTAAGTAGCTCGTTCATTTCTGAAGTAGGTTCAAAATATTTTCTATGAGACATATTATCTCTCCTCTAGTATGTTAAATGAGAATAAATTTACTGAATGTTAATAGCAACCTTAGCGTAACCATCGGCATCCTTCTTAGAAAGCCAACGACCAATCTGAATGGAAGCTGAACTTGCTGTAGCAGAAGTCAACTGACCAGCAGCATCAAAATGCGCGGCGTCTCCAAGCGTAATCGATCCAGAAATTTGATCGGTTGTTACAGTACCCACACGCAGCAATAATACCTTACCGCCTTTCTGCATTTCATCTTTAGCATAATTAATATGTTGTCTGGTCAAGTCCAGATTAACAACATCATTAAGAAGCAGCCCAACGGGCTTTTCGCCTTCTGCCGCAGCAACTTTGACAGCGGCGCTGGAATCATCCATCGCAGCCCCTGATCCCTGACTTGACGCTGTTACAATTAGTCCTCGCTCAGCCGTTTCATTCATGAAAAAGCTAAGGTCGGTTAGATGTTCATTTCTATCTGGTCTTAGTGCCATGCTTACTCTCCCGAATTAGAATTTTTAGTATTTATAATCACGGTTGATACCCAGTCTTGTAGACCGGCACGAACCACGTCTATTCCATCGTCTGAGCCAACAGTGGCATCGGATGCAACAGACAACGAAGAAGCCTCTTCTGCTTTAACAGTTTCTAAAACTTCTTCATCTACTTTAGCTTCAACTTCAACTTCTTCGTCAGTTGCTTCAACAGACACTTCCTCAACAGAAGCATCTATTTCATCAGCCTTATCTTTTTCTTGTTTGTCGCCCACTTTCTTCTTATCAGAATAGTCTGCCAAAGTCTGAGTTACTATTCCAAACTGCTCATCACTGAGGTCTGCAAAAATCTCAACCTTAGCATCTGCCTCTTCATCGGACAAACCGGCTTCAACCAGAGCGGCTTTTCTAGAACGAGCCTTCTCAGCAGCATCCATATCAGCAATGTAAGACACCAACTTATCATGAGAAGCATTAACGGCTTCAAACTTAGAAGTAAGCTCTTCAACACTGGACTTAGAAGCCTGTAGCTCGCTTGTTATACTTTCAATCTGTTCGGCAGAAGTCTTAAGTTGAGTATTCAACTCTTCAATATTCTGCTCATACTTTTCAACATTAGCTTCAGCAAGCTTGTCAGCCAAAGTCTTATTCTCTGCCTGTGCAGATTCAAGACTTGCCTTTAGCTCGGCAATTTGATCGCTTAAAATTTCATTGGACATATCATAACTCTCCTGTGTATTCAGAATGTTAAGGTTATCTACTTTTAGTATTACACCATTTGGATTAAAAAGACTACTTTTAGAAGAAATGGAAGCCGTATTAAATTCAAATGTTTTGTTTTTATCAAAAATGATACTATCAGGATTGGCAGGTTTGTCTACAAAGCCCTTACCGCTAAAAGTAATATTTCGTAAAAGACGCCCCACTTGATGGTCCTGATAAGCACCCGTACCTCCATAAGACCGTAAATGTTGAGTTAAAAATGCGGTTTCGTCATTTCTAATCAAAATATGATGCTTGCCATCGGGAGCCACTACAGCATAATCAAATCCGCGAAACATACACTCCATTGATACATACTTATTTCCTGCCTCAATTTTTTCAATAAGATCCAGCACACGATGACGATAATCAGGATCTTGCCATTGCCGATATATAACCGACGACACTAATATATGATAGCGATCAGGAAGGTCTTTAGATTCAGAATTTTCATCTATTAAATTAAAATTATCATCTACAGCCCAATTACCAATAATTCCACCAACAATTTGTTTTTCATCATGTTCTAGATTGGTGGGCTTATATTTAGGAGTGTCTTTCGATGCCCACACCTCATCCTTATCAAATACATCATCATTTTTATTCCACGAAGTACTAACTAAAATAGAGTACACATGATAGATATCATCATCATCCTTGGCAGCTTTAACAAAAGTGGGAAGGACCGTAGGTGTAACAGTAAGAGGGTCCGTTTGATAGTTTCCACCACCTTGGTGCGCCGCGTCCCCTCTTATAGAACAGGCAATATCTTCATGACATTCTTTGTCTAATAGAATTGGTGTCTGGTATGCAATAGAGGCATTTGATTCAATAAGATGTTGCAACCCTGCGTCTTGCTCAGCTTTAAATACTGGTATTGTACTACTCATAGAGTTTACCTTATAGTTTATTAACAAAAACTAATATTCTACCATTTTTTCTATAAACACCTCTGCGGGAATAATAGTATATTTCACCTGTCATAAGATCTTTATAGGCAAACTTACCTTCCGCATTATAGTTTTCCGCATAGAAAGAGATGCGGACATTTCTAATCTCTTCAATACTTAATTTTCTATCTATATCAACTGTAGCATTAGTAATCCACTCCTCACATATTTCCAATACACCATCTGGCAACTTTTGGCGTAATCCTGCCTGAATGGCATTATGATCTATCTGTTGTAAATAATCTAGATTATATAAAACAGAAAATTTAATTTGTTCCGCCTGATTAAATTCTTGAGCAGTTAAACTGCGCATATTCTTTTTGTTGAATTGTTTTAGTATTCCCACATTCAGAATGTCGGAAATTTTATTTTGAGTTTCCTTAGCCCATAATTCAATAGCTGCTTTATTTTTTGGCTTAAACTCCTTTGTCTTTCTTTTCTCTATGTCTCTAGAATTCTTAGGTCTTCCCGGCTCTCCGTTTTTAGGCTCTTCAGAAGGCACAGGATCATTGACAGGAACGCTATCTTCGGATACCTTTTCTTTAGGACGACGCATTTCTAACGCAGATTCATCACCATTTTTATCCTGAAGCTCAACTCCCACCTGAGTGGGTGAAACCACACCAGTTTGTAAAGCAATTTTCTCTAAACTGTGTCCCTTATCCACGGAATGATATGGGCTAACCTTTTCCATTTTCTTAGTATTTCTACCCTTAGTTTCGGACATAACCCTTCTTTGCTCAATTTCTGGCTTAGCCTTAATATGCCGCTGTACAAATTCGTCACTAATAATATTGCGGTCAGCCATCGCCAATAGCAAATTAGTCATTGCGGCAGGATCGTCTAGATACATAAAATCAAATTCAACTTGAGCGGGAAATCTAAAGCCCATAGATTTTTGTACAATTTTTAATTGATGGTTCCAAAAGTGTAATACAATATTTCGAACATAGCTTAAACGTTCGGTTAATGTTTTTAAAGAAATAAAATTATTAGTTGTACCTGTTGCTCCAAATGTTCCTGTCAACGTTGGGGGAATTCCTAAGCAAGCATAAATTGCCATAAGTGTAGGTCGATATTTTTCTTCACCCAAAAAACGCTGTATGTCGGTTCCTGTTTCAAGAAGTTCAATATCTGGTCCCCATACTATATCTGTTGTGCCACCACCCACGTTGGCTCCCAAAATAGATTGCAGTGTGGATGCAGCTGCGGGAGTAGGTGCTAGTTTATGTTCTAAACTACCAAGTTTAAAAATGCGAATTTTAGAAATAGCGCCATCAAGCGCTGTTTTATCTGCCAACTTAAGTCGTTCGTAAAGAATGAGGTCATTAAAGCACGCATATGTCATAGGGTCTGCCCATTCTTGCCAATCGTCTTTCTTATAAAAATAAACAAAGGTCTTATCGGGAGGAAGCAAGACGCCTTGATTACTTTCAACAGCTTGCAGAATCTCAGGAGACAGCTGATTTAATAGGCCACTTTCAAGAGGGTTGTTAGAATTACGTAACTTTCTGATAAGATTAGCGATATGTCGGGGTAGCTTAATCATATATCTTCGATCACCAGCAGATAATGACGCAATAGGTCCACCGACTAACTCTATTGTTAATGGATCAAGAAAAGAATACTGCCAAGGAAGCTCGCCTTTTGAAAAATCAGAAACTTTAATATCTGCGTTCATATCAGGAGAGGCAACTGATCGTTGCATTTCCAATCGCTTTTGCTTATTAATTTTGGCAGTACGCATTCTTATGGGAACGTTTGCCTCTCGAAACAAAAGATTGCAAAGCCTTTCTGAAGTTTCTTTTCCTTTAACACGAGAGAACCATTCATTATAAAACTTCTCAATCCGCTTATTCTGATGAACTAAACGCACGCCTTGGCAAGCAAAGTCCCCCATAAGATCAATAGCATTACGAATCAATCCTAT